TCTGGTAGACCGTGGGGATAAGATCTCACAGTTGGTGGTCATTCCTGTGAGACATGAGGAGATCGAAATCGTTGATGATCTTGAGAGTACCGAAAGGGGCGAGAATGGATTTGGCAGCACAGGAAAATAGGGTGTATCTCCCCGAACAGACAAAGAATCAGAGTAATTTTTGCGTAGACCTGATGCTCAGGTTAGCGGAAGACATCGTTGAGATGGAACCTGCTATCGATGGAGTTAAAGGTCATTACCGGATGACACAGGACATTATTCGTCTTAGGAGGGAGCTTCTGAGACTGTCCAAAATGCTCGATATGACTTGGAGGTAAACAAGTGAAAGCCATTATAGCAATGATTATGCTATTCACCACGGTTGTTCTGCTTATGGTAAAAGACGAAATGAGGTGATCAATTGGATCTTGACTACCACATCATAGGAAGTGGTAGTTCAGGAAACAGTGTGAGGATACAAAACATTTTAATTGACTGTGGATTACCCTTTTCCAAGATCAAGGAGGATCTATATAAAGTAGACACTCTCCTGATTACCCATAGTCATTCAGATCATATCAAACCTGCTACTTACAAGAGGATCCGCAAAGAGTTCCCCAGAATCAAGGTCTACGGCAACTACGATGTAGCCTACCGATACGATGTCGACATCGTAGTCGGCACAGCTGCCATCATCCTACCGACCGGCACAATTATCCAGCCTTTTGAGGCTGTGCATGATGTGCCTTGTACAGGATATGTCTTACAGCTGGGGGATCAGACGGTGCTGTATATGACCGATTCGAGCAAGGTAACGGCACCAGACATCAAGTATGATTGGTTCTTCCTGGAGTCAAACTACGATGAAAGGAAGCTCAGGGAACTCGGTAAGCAGTACAAAAGTGGTCGATATGATCCGACTCAATCTTCACTGAGACATTTAAGTACTCAGAAGTGTAAAGAGTACTACTTTGTCCACAGGAAGAGTAAGGAGAGCCAATTAGTAGAACTGCACAAATCGAGCAGATTTTATTAGGGAGGGAAGCATGTACGAGAAATTAATGGTTGTAACTTTGGCGGTGTTAATAATCAATCTGGTTATGACACTCAAGCACCCGAAATTGTGAGGTGACCGGATGTACAAGGAAACCATCATTGACATCGTCTTGGGAATCTGGCTGGGACTTCTGATAGGAGATATCGCCTACATGATAGGAAAGCGTTTAAAGAAAGGAAAGTAGGAATGTATATCTCAAAGTGGATCATTATTCCATGGACAGTTCTGACGATAGCAAACATAGTAATCACAATTCTCGACAGGAAAGGAGAGTAATAATGAGCTTCAAAACAATAGTCGAATGGGCTACAGGGGATCCTCCTATGGCAGGATGGTATAACACCTTGATTATTAACAACAAGGGTATCCCGGAAGTCATGACAATGAAATGGACAAATGAAGACAAATGGGATAACCCATCCTGGGAAGTTAAAGGATGGTGCCCATTTCCATTAACCTGTGAGTTTCTGGATGAGGACTCTGAAAAGCCTATATACCCTAAAAATCATGAATCACCTGAACCACTAACACCAGAAGAAAACATTGTGTGGTTAGCCGGTAGTCTTGTACAGACATTTAGCGAATACACATCAGACGGTGTGACCATGTGTAGTATCGCAAAACAGATTGTTATTGAATATATGAGAAATGGAGGCTTACATGCTGACAAATGAAGAAGTAATTGCCGTCAAAAAGGCAGTCCACGGGCTGAGATCAGTCCATTATGGACTGGAAAATGCCCATCACCGCCTTAGATTGAGCAATAAGGTGTATGAGGATCTGATCCAGGACATCGGAGAGAAAAGAGCCAAGGAGCTGTGGTCTGAGATTTGTCAGGCTGCGAAGGAGGTGTAGGGGTGAAACCGATTGAGAGTTATTATCTCCGCTTTTTATTAAATTCCATTCTTGAGTTCAGGAGGAAATTGGAGGAAGACAACGTGCCCATTGATGTAATTGACTGGATAATTGACGATTTCAATGACATTGTAATGAGTCGTTTTGGTGAAGAAACAGCCAATGCTTTTCTTGATAGTTTGATTATCAAAAGATTCAGGGAAATAGGATACAACGAGGAGGAACACAAATGATCATTAGCATTGAAAGTTTCTTAAAGAATCCTGGAGAGAAGCAGGATTCAGAAAAGAAGTCATCTGACAAACTCATAGAAGACCGGGACGAATACCTCACGTTTGTGTACTGTTGCTTAATGAGTGCAAGTGATGCACAAATTGAAGACCACATATCATTCGAAACGTATGAAAACATAGCGTATGACGTTATGGATAACATCACCAACCGATTTGGTGAAGGTGTTGCCAAAGACTTTGCAAAAGTATTTTGTATCCGCAGAATTGATTCGTGGTTGAAGAATCCCAAGAAGACAGAAGCAGATAGAAAACCAGAAGAACCGTCAAAAGGAGGACTGAACTAATGAAAACACCAACAACCAATTTCAAGAAATATAAACGTAACCTCACCCTCGAAAAATTCGCAGATCGGATTCTCTTTAACTGCGATGCCTGCCCTGCCTATCCGTGCATGGATGAGGTGCCGGATGATCCGGACGTGTGTACTCAGAAGGTGATTGAATGGGGTGAGAAGGTGGTGAGTAAGTGACCAATTTTGAGAAATACAGGGACGATATAATCGAAATTATTAAAGAGAATCTTCTTACAATCGTTTCTAACGAAATCGGCGTATCTAACGGAAAGCCATATTCATGCGACCAACTTGAGTGTAGGTCCTGTGATTTTCGTGGTGGTAACCCATGTGTAGACCAGGCGGTGAATTGGTTACTTCAGGAGGTTACCAAATGACGAATTTTGAGAAGTACAAGGATGAGCTTTGTAAAATCCTCTCCCAGTATATCGGAGTGTTCGATGATAAACCCTATTTTTGTGACGATCTCCGTTGCATAGGTTGTGATTTTGGCAGTTATGATCTTGATTGTATACAGGAAGTAGAAGACTGGTTAAAGAAGGAGGCGATCGAATGACCCCAGAAGAAGCTGCGAAATTGACAGACCTTGCCTTCGGTGCCTGGGAAGACGAGTGGGGTACCGGAGATGACTGGAGTGATGAGCACAAAGCACGAGACATGGCGATCGAGGCTCTGAAGACCATGAAGGTTGTTTGTGAGATAGTCGATGGTTGTAAGAAAAAAGCCATTGAGAATGAGTGGAGGTTTTGATGATCAATTTTGAGAGGTACAAAACCGAAATCCTAAAATAGGAGGTGATTAAGGATGGGTGATCTGATTTCTCGTGAGGCTACAATTGACACAATGGAAAATACAGATTGGTATCATCAGAATCAAAATGGAGAGATGGTACATGGTGCATCTTCTGAAGACCAGGCATGGTATAAGGCAGAAGATGTGTATGGGGTGTTGGAAAGGATGTCATCTGTACATCCAGAGCAGGAAGGAGTCCGGAAAAGATTGGCTCAAGATGATTGGACTCCATGCAGTAGGGATTTGCCTGAAGAGGAAGGGAGCTACTTAGTGACCGACGATGCGGGAGGAATGAAAACAGTCCAAGACGATGTATTTTTTCACTATGAAGATGGAACATCATCATGGGTGTATTCACAAAATGTAACAGCATGGAAACCTTTACCAGAACCGTATAGAGGTGAGCAGGATGATGAAATGGGAAGCTGAAGAAAAAGGATACGACTGTAATGACTGTTACTTGTCAATGCAGAATTGTCACGATAGATCAATATGCTGTGAAGATGAAACCGGGCTTTGTGATTTGTTTGAAGAGGTGGGTGAGCAGGAATGAATGATTGTTACTGCGATACCTGTAAACACGCAGATTGGGACTGGGATATTTTCGATGTATCAGGCAAAAGATATTGGTTCCTGGTTGGATGCAAAGAAGACCTTGATGACCCGGACACTGACGGTTGTGAAGGCTACGAAGAATGGGAGGAATAAATGATCCTATATTACGACAAACACTCTGTCGAACTTGCCTTCCAGGATTATGAAGACGATGACCTGATTACAGTAGGTAAAGTTCGTGAAATCCTTAACAACCTGTATACAGTCGGATTCTACGAAGAAGGCGATGAAGATGCCCCAGAGTGTTCCGTGTGTAGTTACTATGACACAGACGATGACAACTGTATCGCCTTTGAATGTTTCGGTCTTGGGTGTCCGAAGTTGCCGTGTGAGGGGCAGGATACCGATGGACAGTAATTACAACCCGCATACCTGTAAGGAATCCATAAAATTTTCAGGAGTTTTCGTCTGCAAACTCCAGACAATCCCGTGTGCTTTGCACACTGGGGAAGTCTGTTATAGACAGAAGGCAGATGAGGCTTTGAAACGTATCGGGAAGATATTAGCGAAAGGAGATGATAAAAAGTGACCGAATTAAAACCGTGTCCATTCTGTGGAGGAAAAGCAGAGTTGATAACCGACAGTCTTCCAATGGGATTGCCTATTTTAAAGGTTGAATGTACATCGTGCGAATCCTCAACAGGATGGAGTATATGTAAAGACGTAATTGTATTGTGGAATAGGAGGGTAACCCCATGATCACAGAACTTGTACCTTTAGACCACGATATCCAGTACCACAAAGCCAAAATCACCTTCGATGGCTACGAAACCTACAAATCCCAGTGTCAGGACATCGCTGATTACCTGACCACCATTGAAGTCACACCAGAAAATATCAAAGAAGCCAAAAAGATAGTCGCTTCTGCCCGGAAAATGGTGGACACACTGAACCGGAGAAGGATTGATCTCAAGAAGATCCTGCTGGCTGATTATGAGATTTTCGAGGGTCAGGTAAAGGATCTGGCAGGGATTATCTCGGAAGCGGAAGGGATGGTCAGGACGCAGGTAAGGATCCTGGATGAGCAGGAAAGAGAGGAAAAGGAGGATAAGCTGAAGGGGATCTGGATTCTGAGGATCGGACAGTACCCGTTTTCCGAGTATTCAGAGGAATGGTTCTCTAGATGGCTTACCCCACAGCATCTTAATAAATCCTACTCAATCAACAAAGCCGAAGAAGATATGACTTCCTGGTTAGAACAGAGGCACCGTGACCTGACTGCCCTGAAGACCATGGATAAGGATTACCTGACCGAATACCTTGATACCCTGGATCTTACACTTGCCATCCAGCGTGTCGAGGACCGAAAGGTCCGGGAGAAAGCTGCGGAGAGAGTGTTAGAGCAGGAGGTATCGGTAGATAATCGGGATGCGGACCCTGCGGTTACCTTGTTGATTAGGGCAAGGGATCTCAAGACTGTAGAACTTGTGTTTAAGGAATACGGTATTGAGTATCGTATAAAGTAGAACTTTTGTCCATAATGGTCTTAAATTTACCAAAACATTGCTATAATGGTGATACACACCTTATATAAATTAATCTAATTGACACATTTTTAACAATTTACGAAAGGAATTTACTATGGAAATCAGAACCGGATTAGAACTCGTGGACGTAACCTTTGAATCCCAGAACAAAGCAGTCCTTACCTTCCTGGATGCAGAAAGAGGTGAGGTAAGAGTCATCAATTTCAACAAGGAAGTCTATGATCCTGACAAAAAGAAATGGGTCACATCGGAAGAGAAGGCAGAAAAGGTCGAGGGCTGGTGTCAGGATAGCTTCGGTCTTGCCTTTACGGATCTCGAAAAGGCAGTGGGAACTACCCATGATGTCTACTGCTACGACAAGTTTAACTCCCTGTTTGAAGTTGAAACGGTTGATAAATTTACCGAGGACATGGTCGGGCAGATCCTTCAGACTACTATTGAGGAGATTACTGTAGACTCCCTGTTTATCAAGATCAAGTATAAGTGGGATGGAAAACTGTATCAGAGTAAGCAGACTCTGGGGCAGTACGTGGAATCCATGAAGAAATTCTTCCCAGATCCTATTAAAAAGGAAAAAGAGTACCAGAAATTCCAGAAGAAGTTCGGTGTTCCGGTCGAGGATGCCCAGAGTTTGATTGGTCATGAGATCATGGTTGAAGTTAAGAAGGCTTTTGGGACAAATTACTGGGGAGATATTAAGCCTTTCCCTAAGAAGAAATAGGAAGTAAGTCAATGAACAATAGAGATCTGCTCAATTTCACTCCAAAATAAATCTAAGGTAAGCTAAATGAACACAAAAGATCTGCTCAATTTCACTCCAGAAGACCTGCTCTTTTACGATATTGAGTGTGTGAAATACGACAGTTTGGTCGTATTCATGGACATCAACGAACAGGAAGTCGCACACTTCTGGAATACAAGAAACCGGACAGCTGTGGAAGAGCCATCCGGTTTCGAGGGAGTTAGAGACCTTATCCAGGACAAGATCCTGGTAGGCTACAATAACTACCATTACGATGACATTATGCTCACGGTTTTGATGAATCCAGTCCAGAGCATGTATGCCCATCAACACAATAATACCATCATTTTTGGTTCTGGGTCATCCGTAAAAATCGACCCAGACATCAAAAGTTTAGACTGTATGCAGCAGATCGATGTATCAAAACCCAGTCTTAAAAAGATCGAGGGAAATATGGGGTTATCGATAGTGGAGTCCTCCGTGGACTTCACTATTGACCGTCCCCTCACTGATGAGGAACGTGAAGAAACCCTCAGATACTGCCGATATGACGTACAGTCCACCATAAAAGTCTATAAATCCAGAGTAGCTGCCGATGATTACTTCTCGGTCAAACAAAAACTCGTCCACATGCTCCCAGAAGATCAACAGGAACGGGCTATGAGATGGAATACCACTACTATCTCAGCCATGATTCTTACGGGCGGTAAACGACTCAAATACTGGAGTGCCCTTAAGATCCCAGGAAAGTACTGGAGAAAGGTCAACGGTATCCCTTCTTCCGTCTGGGACATGTGGGAAGAAGCTACTTCTGACGATAATCTCCTCAAAAAGGGTTACTCCAAGAAGATCAAAGCATTCGATTGTGAAGTCGTATTTGGTCTTGGTGGTCTTCATGGTGCTCCCACTAAACCTGTTGAATACGGAAAGGTGCTCCATGCAGACGTAGGATCTATGTACCCTTCTATCATCTGCAAGCTCTCAGCACTGGATTCCGCTACAGAGATCTATGACGGTCTCCGAAAGGAGAGGTTATCGATCAAGAAAAGCGATCCCGTCCGTGCTGGTGCCCTTAAACTTGTACTGAATTCCGTGTATGGGAACTTCAAGAGTAAGTATAGTACCCTATTCAACCCCCGTGCCTCAGCCACCATCTGTATCTTCGGTCAGATCGCACTCTTTAAACTGTGCTCCATGCTCCACGGGGCAGGATATCAGATCATTAACGTGAACACAGACGGTGTAGTTTTTGTAGATGACCCATCCCTTGGAGACACTTATGACACCATTTGCCGACAGTGGGAGGAAGAATTTGATCCGTTACTTCTGGAAATCGATGTGTTTACCAGATGGATCCAGAAGGACGTTAACAACTACATTGCAGTACAAGAAGATGGGAGTTTATACCTCAAGGGTGGGGATACCAACAAATACTCCAAGGATAAATTATTCGCTAATAACGATTGCCGAATCGTCCAGATGGCTATGGTCGAATATCTCCTGCACAAAACCCCGATTGAAGTGACCCTCCACCAGCACGTCCATGAGCCACAACTGTGGCAGTATGTGCTAAAAGCCGGGTCGACCTTCCTCGGTGTCTGTGATGCAAACGGGGCGATGCAGCAGAAGGTGAACAGAGTATTTGCAACTTATTCCAACCAGAACTACAAAAACCTCTATAAAACCCGTGACGGTCAGGACAGGATCAACTTCCCTGATGCCCCAGAGTTCATGTTTGTACACAACGGAGATGTATCGGAACTGGCTGATACCTTCCCTGATATCGTGAATCGGGGACATTATGTGGATTTAGCAAGGAAGAAAATTGAAGGGTGGGGGAAGTGTGTGTTGTGAGACAACCTGTAGGTCCACGTGTGTTTCCATACGCACTGAAAGTGCTGAGTATCACACAAGACAACATACAGGTAATCGGTCAATAAACCACAGAAAGGAGGTGATCTCATCTACATTGAATACAAACCAGGAGAAAAATACGCAGCCTCCAATCCCGAAAAATCCGACTTCATGGATGCCTTCCAAGACTGTGGTATGACAATCGGAACAGATGAAGTCGTAATCGATATCGATAAGCTCCCAAAAGACTCCATTAAAGCCATGATTACCACCTTCAACATCCAAACACAGGTTACCTGGACCGAACGTGGTGCTCATCTATGGTTCAAAAAGTCCCTCGGATTCAAGAGACGCAAAGATGGAGTTTGTAGACTTGGTTTCCCCATAGAACAACACACCACCGCCTCAAGACCGAATGGAATGACCGTAAAACGAAATGGAGTCGAAAGGGAGATCGAAAACATAGGGCTTCGTGCTTTCTTACCGGACATTTTCCTCATCCCATCCAAGAAAGATCAATTTGATAACTTAGTCGGAATGGAAGACGGGGACGGACGCAATAAAGCCTTATTCGTCCACCGCAAACGTCTCAAGGGATGCCCTCAATGGGAAGAAATCCTGGGCTTCATAAACTACCATGTTTTCGCTGAACCACTCCCAGACGATGAATTTACCGGTATCATCCGGGATGATGTCGTGTTCGATGATGGTGATACCGATCCAAGGTACAACTTAGCTACGGAACTAATCGCCAAATGTAGGACAGTGAACTACGGGGGTCTGATCTGGTGGTATCGAGACGGCGAATTCTCAGCGGATGAAGGTAATAAAGCACTGATCCGCACCATCTTTGACAACTGTCCAGGAGAAACCACAAGGTATGTAGATGAGGTACTTCGACAGATCGAGTATCGATCGACCACCATACCGGGGAATACCGTATTTCCGATCAGGTTTCATAATGGAATCGTCAGTAACGGGGAGTTTATACCGGCAGAGAACTATCTGGAATTCACCCCCTACTACATCAAAGCGAACTATAACCAGAACGCAGAACCAGTAAAAGAGGTGGATGATTATATCGACTCACTGACCGGCGGTGATCCTGATTACAGAGATCTCTTAATGGAAGTCATGGGTTATGTCATGATCACCGACCCAGAACAGATAAGATCCTTAGGTAAATTCTTCATGTTCAGGGGCGATGGTCGAAATGGTAAGGGAACATTACTCCAAATTATGAAATTCATCTACGGTGCCCAGAACTGCACCTTCATGTCCATCAAGCAGCTGTCAGACGATCGCTTCAAGGTAACCATGATCGGTAAACTGGCGAACCTTGGTGATGATATCGAAGCCGATGCGATCAATAACGATCAACTCAAAGTCCTCAAGAACATCACCACTGCGGATACCGTGGTTACCAGAAGACTATACTCCCAATCGGAGCCAGCTACCTTCACCACCAAGCTCTACTTCACCACCAACTCGGATATCAAGAGTTTTGAAAAAGGTTATGCGTATAAACGCAGGGTTGTATGGTTACCAATGTTCAACAAGATCGAAAAAGTAGACCCAAAATTCATCACCAAAATGACCACACCAAAAGCCATCGAATACTGGTTGAGGTTACTGGTCGAAGGTTATCAGAGGCTCTACCACAACGGCAGTTGGACACATTGCCAAGTCGTTCAGGAGTATAACGATCAGTACCATGAAAAGAACAACCTTTACCGTCAATTCGTCCAGGAAGTTGACTTTGACACTGACGTAATCGGGAAAACTATCTCAGAAGTACGGGAGGTCTTCTACGACTGGTGCGATGACGATGTGAAGTGGAATTCTAAGTTACTGAAGGATGCCTGTTGGGAAGTGAAAAACGCAGGGATCGGTAAACAACTGGTTGGTGGTAGAAGTAGACGGACTTTCATGTATCAGAAAGATACTAACCAGAATGTTAAGCCATAGACATCCAACATTATTCAACATTATTCAACATTATTCAACATTATTCAACATTGTTCAACATTATTCAACATTGTTCGATCCTGTTGTCCGTCCCGTTTTCATCAACCGTTGGTTGAGGTCTTCGGGACGGGGGATCGGACAGGGGATCTGGGTGTCATATGGTAACAACTGGAAGAACTTTCCAGTTATGAATTTACCAACAACTGGAAACATCTACCATTAATTGGAAGAACTTTCCAGTTACAACATCATGAAAATATTATTTTTCCGCCATTTTCAGGATAATTTTTGTCCATAATTAGGTACTTTTGTCCATGTTTTGTCCATGCTTTGTCCATACAGAATCCAGTGTTTTCAAGGGTTTATACTCTCTTATGGACAAATGGACAAGATATATTAAAAACTTATACACAAAAACATTGCAAAAAATTAGAAAAAGAAATTGGTGTATAAGAATGAGAATACGTTTGTCCATGTCCATAAATCGGGATAGATGTTGAAATTTCAACGATTTTACATAGACAAAGGCATGGACAATGGACAAAATGGTGGGTTTATCACAAAAACACGATATAAAGGAGACCATTATGAAAGAAGCAATATATCATCCAAACCATTACGCAGATGGAAAATATGAATGCTTGGAAGTTATGACCGATGTATTCGGTAAGGAAGTCGTCAAGGACTTCTGCGTGTGCAATGCGTTTAAGTATATCTGGAGACATAAGAAAAAGGGAGGGGATCAGGATCTGGAAAAGGCTGTGAATTATCTGAGGATTTATCTTGGGATGGAAGGTGATAGTGTAGGGGATCTTTTGAAACGTGGTGGGTTCGAACCTGTGAGTGTTGATGAGCCTGAAGATTGTCCACAGGGGGATCCGTTAGATCCTGTCTATGATCGGTTTGAGGGTTAGTAGTCATGACTAAACGAGAAAATTTCAACACCGAAAATATCCCTGTCCTGGATGAAGTCCCTGAGGGTTACGTGAGTACGGCAGAAATGGCGAAAATGTTGGGCTTTAGCAAGGCTGTTTTGTCTAAGTATTGTAGGATGGGGGTTCTGAATGGTACGAAAATCAGGGTCGGTTCAACAAGGCTCTGGATCGTTACCGAGAAAGACGCTATGACCTTTGTTCCACCGAATCCAAGGAGAGGGAAAAAGCAAAAACATCCTGGAAGGTGGCACAAGGCTTATCTGGAAAAAATCATGTCCGTTACTCATGACCCCTGGGAGGCTCTTGCCAATGCGATTGTAGCTACGGCTTGCAGGGATTATCAGAGATGTCTGGAAGGTGGTAATGAGAAGGTAGGAGAGTTTAAGAGTTTACAGAGGTTCTTCCGTAGCAATTGGTTTGCCCTTTTGACGAGGTTTCAGATTAATCCCGACACTATGATGCAGACTCTGGAGGATGAGGTGTATCAGTATATTGATTGGAGAACCGAACGTGCTGAGACTCTAGGGATTAGTTACGATTCTCCTGTTCTGGATTATGAGGAGACTTCTGGTAAGAGGTTTGATTTTAAGGACACCGAGGTTGAGGATATTGACGAGATTATTGAAAGGGCATTGAAGGGTGTGGAGAAGAACAAAGCATCTATGGATAAGTCAGGTAACCCTGTGGATAAAGCGGGTTGAGTCCATACCCATTGCCCTGAGTGTATGTTAAAATTTTAGATACAGAGACAGGGTAATTCTGCTCTGTCTTTGTAGTTGACCAGTATGGAGGGGTTATATGCCAAAAATTACATGGACTGAGGTTTCTGGTCTTGAAAGGTCTATTTTAACGAGTGGTTATAGTATGAGGGAGTCATATATGCCCCCAGAAGCTCGTGAGAAGGCAATACAGGAGATTAAAGAGACTATAGGTATAGATGGTTCAGAAAGAGATAAAAACGCTCTAATGGCGAATAAGGACGTTAGAAGGGCAATTCGGCTTGCTAATGCCAAAATGGGTGGTGAGGATCAGTTTTTAACTGGGATTGTGGTCTGGTTTGACCTGGATGTTTCACTGAAAGCATGGGTACAGGTTGAGAGATATAAGTACTTGAATTTTGTCAGTAGCTACTCCCTGATGCACAGGGGTACGAAGATGGATATTACCGATGCTTGTAATAAATATGTGTATAGGAATTCTATCCGCACGGTTGAGGTACTCCAGGAACATTATAAGAAGGCTGTGAAAGATGGAGACTCTGAACTTGCCAGAGAAGCTAAACTGGAACTTCTGAATAATTTCCCTACTGGGTTTGAATTGACCGCCGGTATGATTACGAATTACAGGTGTTTGAAGAATGTTTACAGACAGAGAAGACATCATTTCCTTCCTGATTGGCAGTATATTTGTGACTGGATTGAGGGATTACCATTAGCACCTTATTTGATTACGGGTGAGGGGATTGAAGATGTTGACGGGTGAGAGAGTTGAAAGACAAACCATTCTGAGACACATGGGTCCTCATTTTAACCGTGGCGGTGTCTTGGAGATAAGATATAAATGTGAAAGATGTGGTCATTCTGAAGCGGAGCATGTGTGGGATAGATTAGATCACTGTCCCGTGTGTGGTAGGGAGATTGTTGGAAGGGAACAGAGATGAGAATAACCCCAGTTCACGTTGCTCTCGCAATTCTCGTTTTTCAGATCGTGTCTTATTTGATAATTTGGAGGAAGTTTAAATGAAATCCCTTGTGGAAATTATATCAAGTATGATTGCGACATTCTTAGTAGGATTCTCAATAGCTTTTGGTGGTGCGATAGGAGTACTTCTGGGAATAGCTCTGATGAAATAGATAGGAGGTGCCATATGGCTAAAACATTTTATTCTGATTACTCTGCCCATTGTATTCGTTTGTATGCCAGACATGGTTTAAAAGGTTTGAGCAGAGTTTCCGATATAAAAGATTGGACAGCTGCTAAAGATGCATTTGAGAGGCTCTCAGACGGCGATAGAGAGGCTTTATTGTTCATCTATGGGGAAAAGGGTAATGTCGGTGGAAAAGTTGACGAGGCAGCCTTAAAATGGTGTATTAGTCCAGGTGAATTGTGGAAGAAGATGTATGCTCTGGAATATAAGGTTGCTGAGAACAGAGGATTGAGGTGAGGTCATGAGTGAGACTAAGCCTAAAAAGTCTGATAAAAATTATAAGGCTCCTTCTGCTATTGAAGAACTCAATAAGATGGCTGAGACCATGGCGAATCCGAAGGAGACTATGAAGAAAAGGAACAGTCCTGTCATAGGGATGAATGGGTATAATCTCGAAAAAGGGGATAATACCAAATATTTGGCTCTAAATGTAAAATTGTTTAACATGCCGAACATAGACCTAAACGACTCCGAGGCTGTTATTGAAAGGCTTACGGAGTATTTTAATTTGTATGCGGAGTATGATATGAAACCAACTGTTGCTGGAATGGCTATGGCTTTAAACGGACACAGGAGACAGTGGCTGACGAATGTTGTTAATGATAGACCAACCGGAGGGATGGGATATAAAGCTAACCTGCGCCCCGAGGTGGCGTCCGTCATTAAAAAAGCTTATGGCATGATGGAACAGTTATGGGAACAGTATATGACAGGAGGGAAAATCAATCCTGTTACAGGGATCTTCCTGGCTAAGAACCATTTTGATTACGTGGACAAACAGGAACACGTAGTCACACCAAACGTAGAAGACACGTCAACCTATAACGTAGACGAAATCCGCAACAGGTACGTGGCACCAGCAATTTCAACGGGTGGCACGGACGAGGACTCTGATTAATCCTGGATGTGGCACGGTGTGTAGTTTGACTTTCAGTCAATGTGGCACGGTGCCACCTGCCTGTAAAATTTGACTTTTAGTCAATGTGGCACCTGAGATTTCGACCAACGGTCGATGGGAACCACGGCATGGAGTAGCACTTAAAGTAAAAATGATGACCCTGGGATTAGACTCTTGGGGTCATTTTTGTTGCCTGTTGGCTTCCAGTATTTACCAAATGTGGCACGGGTAAGAAATCAATAATTACCAAATATTTACAGATGTGGCACCGGAAAACAACAAAAGACATAGAAAAAAAAAAAAACAGGAGTAAAATACCGTATCGATAGGTAATAATTGACAAAACGGTGCCACATTTTACCACAGGTAAAGATCACCCGTGCCACATTGCGGTCAGGTTTGGGAAAATCGGGGAACCCTGAAGGTCACCTCCTGAGGATCGGATAGTATGTGGTGGGTATCCAATCAACTCAAATGGGATTCCGGGTGATCGCCCAGGATTCATCGACTCCCTACCTATATTATAGGGCAGAATCCAGAGAAATATCGGATGGGATATTTTGGAAACCTCTGCTGAAACCATATCGACTCTGGGGATCGTAAAGGGGATCGACTCTGGGCTTCTGGATCGACTTTCTGCCCTCAAATCGACTTTCCAAAACCAAAACGACTATCGACTTTCCAAAATTAAATCGACTTTCGACTTTCAAATCGACTATCGACTATCAAATACGTATATGCCCGTGTCCTGGAAATTTTTGAAAAATTCAGCTGGTGACCCTGGGCGAGGTGGTTAGTCAACGCTATCAAACAATTGTGGGGGTTGATTGTTGTGTGGGTGGTTAGTTTAGGTAAACAAAGGAACAAAGTTAGTTGAAGCTATCAAACAATTGCGCTTGCAGATAGTTGAAAGTGTGGTTAGTTTTGGTAAACAAAACAGCAGAGTTAGTCAGAGCTATCAAAACATGTGGGCTGAAATGTTTTGATTTTAAAATTAAATTATTAGTCATGTATCGACATGATCACAGTACCAGATCGGATAATTACCCTATGCTAATCTGGTTTTTCGTGTCCCTCTGCTGATCCTGTTTTATATCCTGCCGATCCTGATCAGTTTTCTACCATTATATATGCGGATTTCTGAACACCGAAAAAACATTTACGTATGAGTGAAAAAAGTTTACTCAAAAGTGTTGACATGTTCACGCATGCGTGTTATTATATAGTCAAGTTAAGGGAAGGAACGAAAGGAGAACAGATGAAGAAAATCACAGAAACAGAAACGAGTTTTTTATCGATGTACATGCACCCATATATTAGGGAAAAGCTTCACATGGAGCTTGCACCATGTACACTAGAGAGATTCATTAAGGAGTATTTAAAAGAGGATCAGGAATTTGAAATGATCCTTAGGGAAAGAGGACATGCAGAATTATTTGATTTATAGGAGGACATCATGAGCAAACATCAGGAAATGAGAAAAGAAGCAATTCAGGACATTATTGAATGTCTCGAAAGCGGATATAGCGGAAATTATGCAGATCTTCATAATGAAGTGTTTAATACAGATTACTATATCATCGGCACATATCGGGCAAAAGAAGCATTAAGAGAGTATGATGTATCCGATGCTATTGAGAAAGTGCTGGAATATGAAGATGACATGTTCGGAGAACATTATACAGATGTTTCCGATCCTGAAAAGTTGGTCAACATGCTTTACTACGTAATAGGCGATGAGATCATTGGAGAA